GTCTACAAGAATTCCTAATAACTCTCAATTCTTCAACTTGAATATCATTAGATACTGCATGTAGTACGATATTATGATCTATTGTCATATTAAATCCTTATAGTAATATATTCATCAGAGTTTCGTTGGCCATATTTCTGTTCAACAAACTTCTTCCATTCTGGTACACGGTCATATTGGTGCACAATACAATACATTTCATGGTCAGCAGTCCATACAACACCATTATCAAACATTGGTTCTTCTTCTAATAGGTATGGTCTGAATTGTTCAATCTTAGATGGATCAACCATTGTGCCTGCTTGACAAGCCCATGCATCTTTGTTTTGTGCAAGGAATATTTTGTCTTTGTATGGTTGTGTATTAATTAAGACATTAAACACAGCTTGGTCACAGATAGGTATCGGTCTATTAATTGCATTGGTGAAAATATTGAACACCAGGTCCTTCATGTACTCAGCACCTCCACCAAGAACGCCAACATTATATATTGTGTTATCTTTAAATATCTCATGCACATAGAGTCCGTAAGCTTGCATTAGGTTCTCATTACCCCATGGTTCGTCTTTGTATCTCAATCCTTCTGAACCGGTTACAAGTTCATATGGACTAAAGTGTGAAGATGAACCATCTGTCATCCACTTAAATGGAGAATACTGGAAGAATACATCTTTAACATCCGTGGTTACCACATAACGATAATCTTTCCAGTTATCTTTAAGGTATTCATAGATGGCTAAAAATCTTAATACATGAATAGGTATTTTTTCTGCTTGTGGCATATTAACAATTTTAAAATTGTTTTCTACCAACCAATCTTTTGTCTCTTTGTCAGCCTTGCCGACACACATCACTTTATCAGCATCAGGCATACATTCATTGGCTGAAATCACCCAAGGTTTCAATTCATTAATGCCATAATTTGTACATCCGCCTATAATCAGGTCTTTTTTCGCCATGGGTAAACTCCATTATATTTTTTGTTCATCACACTATTGCCGTTAATAAAGAAATCAGAATTTACTGAACCAGTGCCACCATCTACACGATAGTTTACGGTATACTCTCCAGTACAATCAAAGTTCTTAAAATATTGTGTTACAGCTGATAAGAATACTCTATCTTGACCCCATCCGCCGTGCCATACTTGTGCTAATTGTATCGCAGTTTTAGTCTTAAGGCAATAACAATTTGTATCTATATGATTGATTCCGTGATAAGTTTGCCATTTACCTAAAGACTCACAATCGTCATTACATACAAATTCACCCTCTTTAGAATTAACTTTTCTAAGTGAATAGGACCAGTCTAGGTTGTTTTGTTCGATTGTGCCTATCTGAGACTGTACATGATTACGTTCCAACCAATTGTCTTGGTCTAGGTACATCACATATTCGGTATCGACTAGATGTGTAAAAGCTGCATACACACGATGACCATAAAATCCGTTAGCGCCAACATTTATTGGTAATGTACATAATTTAATTCGCTCATCACCACCAAAATATTTTTCCATTATGAAAATAGTATCATCCCAATATTTTTCACCATCTATTACGACATAACAGGTGGTTTCATAAGTTTGATTCAACACACTTCCAATAGCATCTTTCAACGTACTGGCACCAGTCGTTGGTATAATCACCGTTGCACTCATAATTATCCTCTAGTTAGTTCTAATATTCTTTTCATTTCCGTTTCAAGCACATCTTTACGGTTTGGCCAGTAGATATATTCTTGGTCGGATGTACTATGTAGTTTCTGTAGGAAAGGTATAATAATCTTCTCTAATTTCATCAACCTATCTTTGTATTGTTCGGCTGTTAAAGAAGATGCATCAGAGATTCTTGCATTGTATTCTTCTTCAGAAACAGCAGAAAAACCAAAATCATTTTCGGTTACTTTATACTCATCAAGTATTTTTTGAAAGTCTGTTAGTGCCATAATTATCTAATGATTTGTATGTCTTTTCCTGAAGTCCAAACTTCTAATTCAGATCGTAATCTACCATCAGCCTTGAGGGTTTCGTATCTATTTATAGCTTTATTCTTCCACCAACTTACGATATTATCAAGTTCGTGTTTATGATAATTTTCGCTTGGAATTAAAGTATCTGTTCTACAGGCCATATAATCAACCATATTTTTGAAACCATAATCTGAAGTGTAATATCTTTTCTTTTCAGTAAGACTTTTAGCATTTTCAATTGTTGTATTGAATAAAGTTCCTTCTGTACTACCTTTGAGAGCAGATTTAGTCAAGGCAATAATCTTGACAAATGTTCTCAATTTTCTGCTAGTTGTTGAGGTATCTCCTTCTAATAAATCACCTACACGGCTTTCAACATAATCCTTTAAAGTAAAATATCTAGGTCCGTGCATCATTGGTACCATATCAGACTCTGTTATTCCTTGAAAACGAATAAAAGGTTTCATACCATCATATTGAGATACTGTTTTAGCGGAACCATATAAACTTGTGGTTTCAAATAAACAAATATTTGAATTATATTTTTTATTAACCATCTCCCTAACTATATGTGAAGTACAGATAGCAGCCAATAATTTACCGCCTAGATAATTGAAACCAAAAGGTTGTGCTGGCACAATAACAAAACCCATAATACACGAGGCATTAAATCGCTTAGAAGTATCAGGATTCTGTATCCAAACTTGTCCGAGCAGGTCATTTCTCGGTTTCATATAGATCAATGGCGAACCTAAACGAATGAATCCTATGATCTTTCCTGTATTTTTCTCTTTAACAGCCAGTTGAATATTTTTACCGACTGGTGCCTTATTAACATGAGAAGAAGTGATTTTCACCAATGTCTCCCAAGTGTCATTTGGTATTTCACATACTTCTATGTCCATATCTTTGGGGTGCATAGAAAAATCAGAAAACAAATCGTCTTCTGGTGGAAACAATGAGAATGACATACTTTCAAGAGACTTTAACTTTTCATCTCTCATGTATTCTTCAATATCACCAATATTTTCAAAGTAAGCTTTGAAAGCATTTGCACAATAAATTGCTTCTTCTCTAGTCAATTTCATATTTTAAAACCTTCAAAATTCTTTTTAGGTGAAGATGATATTGCTTTGTGTCCAGCATCTGCTAATCCATCTTGGCCGGATTGTTCAACATCATATAATCTCATTTTCGCTCTATCAATACCAACAACAAATCTTTTGTGCATTGTTGGATCTGAATATCTATTCTTCAATTGTTTAACCATAATCTGACCAAGTTCTTCTAGTTCTTCACTTGTAATCAAAGCAAACATCAAGTCGGCTGTAGCGGGCAAACCAAAAGACTCACTTGTATCTTCGAGTCCTGGGTCTGAAGAAGTAAAACCTGATCTTGTGGTTTGTGTAGCAGAAACAATTGGTACTCCGAACTCAACGGCAAGACCTCGCAACTCCTCTGCAATTGATTTGACGTAGGTGTATGAATTGATGTTTGAGCCTGCTTTGATGCGAGAACTACAGCAGATATTAAGGTAGTCAATATAAATGATATCCGGAACAAACGACCTTTTAAGATTGAGTTCATTTAATAAAGTCCTAAAGTGAGTTGCAGAAGCAGAGGCAGTTGGATATTCTTTGATAATCAATTTGCCTGTTGTCTTCTCTTTCATCTTGGCAATCTTTTTATCATACAGGTCTTTTGGTAGAGTATTTAAGTCGTCTACAGTTACGTTCAATAAATTTGCATCTATTCTTTCCGCAATACGTTCTTCAGCCATTTCCATGGTAATGTAAAGAACATTTCTACCCATCGACATAGCTCCAGCGGCACAATGACACATAAAAAGGGACTTGCCAACGCCAGTGCCAGCAAGAGCAATATTAAGAGTTTTGGTAGGAAGACCGCCTTTTGTAATCTTGTTAAAGAATTCCAAGTCGAAAGGAATTCGTTCTTCATGCCTATGGTAAAATTCATATCGTTCATCACTATTCTCCAAGTAATCATGGCCAACAGAACTATCAAATGTTACCGATAAAGCGTCCGATAATATTTTGGGAATCGCACCTTTCTCGTTGGTTTTATCCTTACCGTCCAAAATGCTAATAGACCCCAATACTGCGTTGTATATGGCACGCTCTTGGCAAAACCCTTCGGTCTTATCAATAAGCCATTGAATCTTGGATTCTTCTCCCTTAGCCAATGCAATCTCTTGTAGATAAGACTCCGACTTCTCCACTTCGTCATCCGTGAGATTTCGCCTTTCTTTGACGGCCAATCCAATTGCTTCAATCGTTGGTGTAGAATTGTATGACTGTACAAAGGATATGATCTCTTTAAATAATAACTTCTCTGTTTTATCGGAAAAGTATTCATCTTTAATGAAGGGGAGAACTTTGCGTAAATATTCTTCATTGTAAATTAAGTTTTTTAAGATTGTTTGTTCAAGCCGCATAATATTCCATATAAATAGGTGTAGGTCGCCGAATTGCCGTTCGCACCTACTCTAACATCTTTTGAGGAGATATCAGCATGATTATATATACAATTTACAAATGTGTCAATACAATAAACGGTAAAGTTTATATAGGTTTTGACAGTCAATGGCCAAATAGGCAAAAAATACATAAATCTAATCATAAAAAGATGCGTTATAAATTTTATAATGCAATTTCAAAACACGGTTGGGAAAATTTTGAATGGTCAATTTTATATCAATCTAAAGACAGAGAACATACTTTAAAAATTATGGAACCATATTTTATTGCAGAATATGATTCATTCAAAAATGGATATAATTCAACTTTGGGTGGTGAAGGTGTTTTTGGGTTACATAGAATACAATCCAATGAAGAAAAACATAAAAGAAAAAATATTATGTTAGGTAATCAAATTGCAAAGAATAAAGGCAAACTATTAAGTGAAGAAAGAAAATTATTATTAAGAAAACCTAGAATTAATCCTGTTTTACCTTTAACTGAAGAACACAAACAAAATATATCAAAATCTAAAATTGGAAAACCAAAACAAAAAATTAAATGTCCTCATTGTAATAAAATTGGTGGTTTTCCTCAAATGAAGCAGTGGCATTTTGATAAATGTAGAATTAATCGTCTGTTCCAGTTTCATCAATAAATTCCTCGTCTGTGTTGCCAGACATTATTTCAACTAAAAGGTCACCAAGATAATTTTTAAAGTCTTCATTCTTTTCTAATTTTCTTGGCTTGTCAGTAGTAGATTCTATCACATCATAAGCAAAAAGTAAATGAATTCCATCGGATTCTTCTTTAAATTTTACTTTACCATATTTGAATATGGTATCTTTATATGGACC